GTAATACTTATCTGCAAGATCATCGATGTTCTTTCCACTCTCTGATGTACCGGCATTTTTCATTGAAGTATTAAAATCTTTTACAGCCTTAGTACTCCCCTCTAATGCCTTATTGATTCCCTCTATCTTCGCTTGAATTTTTTCTGTTCCCATCTTACCAATCTGATGAGCAACAGAAACCGCATATTCATTTGCCTCTATTTCTTCCTGAATGGCATTATTTATGATTTTCCCAATCGCCACTCCAGCTCCTGCGGCAGCCACACCCGCAACACCAATTCCCAAAAAACCTATATTGGTAGCAAGTGCCGCTTGTAACCCTGCTCCTATTCCAGCCCTATCAAATGCCAGAAGGAAGTTTTGCGCTATTGAACTGGCAACCGTTGTAATCGAACTTTTTAATTTTGTTTGTAAACTGCTTACTAAAGAGGATATGCTTCTACCTTTAATTTCTACTTTAGTCAAACTGAGATTAAGTATGTTCGAAAAAACAGTGCTCAGCCTATCTTTTAGAAGCAGAGATCCTTTCATCAATTTATTGACTGTAAAAACTAAAGCAAACGCTCCTGTCAGTGCTTTTACCATCCCCACCGGATTATCTGCGAATGCTATTAACGAGGCCTTTATAATACCACTGAATGTTTTACTCAATACTTCAAGCAGATTTCCCATGATTCCCCACCAATCAATACTGGTGAATAATTGAGATACAGCTCTGCCAACAGAGTTCCAGTCCGTATTATCGAGCGCTGTGTTAATTGTAGTGGTAATTCCCTTGATACTGTTTCCGATGGTTTCGCCTAATTCCTGCCATCCTGTCAGACCCGTCCTGCCGTCAACCTTTCCCATTTCAGCGAAAAATGAATTGATTCCATCCGATATCTTTTTACCAAGGCTCTTAAAATCAAACTCTCCTACTATTCCAAACGCAAATTGAATCGAATTTCTTAGTCTGGCCGCAAGCGTTCGCCCTAGCAACTTCGAGTCAAATTTCTCAACCGCACTATTTAAACCGACACCAATACTTTTACCAAACTGCAGCATATCAAAGGTTGACAAGAACGTATATGCTACATCCAATGCAGTGTTCAAACCTTCAGCAATTGTTTTCCCTATTAAATTCCAATCTGCCGTTTTCACAAAGCCATTAAGAAATGTAGCCGTGGACTTTGCGATATTTTTTAGCGTTTTCTTTATTTTGTCCCATTTTATCTTTTGCAGACCTATATTCAGTCCGGCAGCAAATTTTGAGCCTAATTCTGAAAAATCCCCTGTACTCCATGCCTTTTTTAGTTTGTTTTTCAGCTTATCAACGGCATCATTTACCTTTTTTACTGCTCCTTCTTTAATTTCATTGTTTGTCTTTTCTTTTGCAGCTTTTCCCTCTCCTGATCCCCCTGTAGAATCCCCAGAGGTGCTTTTCTCTGACAATTTATTAATCCGGTCAAATGACATTTGCGACCGCACTGCTTCCTTTACTGCTTTTTTTGTCGCATTTGCTTGATTCGTAACGCTGTTTGCTGCTTGATCCGCAGCATCGGCAACTCCTTGGAGCGAATTCGCCTGAGCATTCGCCCCCTCACTCCCACCAAACAATCCGGTCATCAGATCAGAAAATGTCTGCGCAAGAACTCCAACTTTGGCAATCAGCTGATTTACCACCCGTATGACCGGTGTAAATGCTGCAATCAACCCCTGTCCGATGGATGCTTTCAACGAATCAACTTGAAGAGACAAGTATCTGGTCTGATTCGCCCACGAGTCAGCAGTCCGGAGAAAATCTCCTGCACTGTTTTTTAACTGATCCTGTACAAACTGATATCGGAGAGCCACTTTCTCCATCTCAGTCATCTTCGCTGTGGTTTTCCCAAAGCCATTTGCCAGGGCATAGGCATCCAGCGCTGACTGTGTCATCACTATACCAAGATCCTTAAGCGTCTCCGTCTCACCCGAAAAAACGGATTTCAATTTTGTATAAGCCAAGTCTTGTGACAGATTATAAAAAGAGGCGACGTCTCCCGCCAGTCCGGTCAACGTCGTCCCCATATCATATGCTTGTTTTTCCGTAAAGCCAAATGCCTCAGCCATGGATCCAAACGTACCCGCATACTGCTTTGCCATCGTTTCGGATAAACCAAAATTACCGGCTGCACTCTTGGCAAATTCATCAATTCTCTTGGCCATTTTCGGGAAAGTGACATCTACCACGTTCTGAACTTCAGCAAGATCGGAACCCAGTTCCAGACACTCTTTGCTAAAGTCAAATATTTCCTTTACGGTAAATGCTGCTGCCACGGTCTTGGCAATTCGCTTCCCGGTCTGACCAATCATTGACTCGACATTACTAATGTCCGTTTTAAATGATTTGGTATTCGCCACTAAATCAACTTGGATCTCTCCAACCGATGCTCCCATGATGTCCACCTTCTTTTACTCGACATCGGCTCATCATGGCACTACCTGTCATTTATTATTAATTCTTATCTCAAATTCTCTTTTACACCTACGTCCCTTGCATCTCGTATGAATTCCTTTTGCATAAGACTTTTTCTCATAAAAAATTGGCATTTCATATCCGCAATATGGACATTTAACTTTATTCCTCTCTATAATTCCCACCTCCCGACAAGTTGATAAACATGGTCCGAAATTGCTCTAATGCCTCTTCCATTTTTTCTTCCGGTACATCCTTCGCTTTTTTGGTCCGCCATGCATGATAGATCTCTCGTTGGGAATCACTAAAGTTTTTTATCACTTCCGGATCTGTCTCAGCGCGAATCGCCACCACTCTTCCCAGTGCTGTATCTGGTCCAAGCCCTGAGACAAGGGAGGAAAACTCGCGCCACTTCATCCTTTTTAGCTCATGAGAAAGCCGAATCCCATACTCTTTACTGAATGATGATACTATCAACTCATAATCCTCAATCAGGTCGTAGTATGGGTCCGGTCTTCCCCCGCTCCGTTATCATCCTCATAATTACCTGATATGATCATAACTGCCGTTTTCATCACTTCCACATAATCCGTGAAGCTCAACTTAAGTTCAGATAACGTCTTTCTCCCTTCTGGATCGAACAGGACTTCCTCTGCCTCTTCGATGTGCTCGTCAAAGTCGTCATTCATCATTCCCAAAATCACTAATACCGTCTTGGCATCATTATTGAGTTCGATTTCCTTTTCTTTGATTTTGATTTTTGGGCGCTCCTCATCAAGCTCCAGTTTCTCTGTAATATCTACTATTTTAGCCATTTCTTTAATCCTCCTTTATGCTGCCGGTGTTACCGTAGGTTTTCCGTTTGACTGAAAATCAGCCTCCAAAGGTCCAACATCAGTAGAACCGCCACTCCCCAAGGCTGTGACATTCACCACACATGGAATATTAACAACCGTGCCATCCGGAAAATTCCAGACAAGCACAGCCTCTGCATCACGGCCATTTTTGAATGCTTTGTCCGCAATATAATCATTTCCGGTATCTCCGAGGTTACGTTTTCCGGTGACGGAAATCGTAATCGATTTGCCGGTCATCAGGGCACGCTGCCATCCCTCCGCATTCATCGGAGTCCACGTCTCCACATTGTTATCGAAACTCACGGAAAAGGATTCCAGATCAGCAATCGTTGTTGCCCCCTCTGCATTATCTCCAATTTGAAACTGATTTTCATAAACCGGGTACACCCCTGTTCTTGCGTGTGGCATTTTACTCATCCTTTCTCATAATAAAAATCTAACCATATTACTCTCTCGTAAATGCCGGCATTGTCTGTTCCGACGTCAACCGGCTCCGTTGTCACGACAGATAAATATGGTATATACGTTGTTCCTATTGTAAACTGCTGCCTCGATTTTTCTTCCAATCGCTCATAAATACCAGCCGCCGCCCTCTCTGTCTCATCCGAGTCCTTTGTCCAGTGTATCAACAGCGAGATTCTTTTGATGTCATAAGATTCCAGCCTGCCAAGACATCTTCTCGGCTGTCCGCCCTCTCTCTGATATACTCCAATCGCCTGTTCCGGTTTACTGGCCAGCTTTCCCGCATATGTATTTTCTGCGATTTCTTCCTCAACCAGCCAATCCGCTATGTCCAGTAATGTAATCACAGCCCCGCCTCCTGTCTGAAGAATTTTCGGAATATTTCTGCCGGCCTTTTATCATATGCACCGCCTCTCATCCATGGCTCATACCACTCGCCTCCGGCATTCACATGGTTGTCCTGATTAAAATTGTATTCCGGATGAAAGTATAGCCTTCTGGCATATGCTGTTGAATTGACAATGCTTGTTCTTCCCTCTTCTGACTTTGAGTAATCATTAAACATTGCCTCTCCGGAAAGTGTACCATTATCAAAGGGCACGACTGCTTCCTGATCTACTTCCTGATGCAGCTGCTCTGTCGTCATTTCCAGTGCCCTGATCTGTGCCTGTTCCAGTTGTTTTAACAACATATGATTAATCGTTACCGTTGAATTTACCTTCATTACATCAACTCCAGCTTTGTATAATTTACGGTGCCATCAGGATTTCTCGCCTTCATTCCCAGCACAATCTGTCGCTTGACACCAAATATCTCTACTTCTCCACCTGATATGACAGGAGATTCCGGGCAGATATCTCCGCGAAAATATAAGGAACCTGTCATGGTAACTTCCTTCTTTTCCTTCGTGAAAATGGTCTTTGCCCGGTCCTGATAGTTGCCTCGCAGCTCTGCTTTATCCAAACAGATAAGAGGACCTCCCGTCCGGGATACGCCCTCTTCGTACAGTGTGACTACAACCGGTGTCGTACAGTCTTTCTTTAATACAAGACATGGATAATTCATACTTATAACCTCCTGCAGCACAGTCCCGTCTGCTTTAACATATCGTAAATGTCTTTGCGGATTGCCACACCGGATTCAACAGAAACATTCCAGTTCTCTCCGAATTTCATCGACACACCATTGATGGAATAATCCGACAGGACACTCTCTATCAGTTCCCCATTCTCATACTCGAAATCTGCCAGTTCACAGCAGCATTCCCGAATCGTTTCCTGCTGAAATTCTGTCAAATCATCAAATCTGCCGACAATGCGGTTGAAGGTGAGGGAATCTATGTGTCTGCTCGCCTTTCTCAACGCCCTGTTCAATTCATCCTGCGGAATAAGCCCGCTATACTCGGTGTAGAAATCCTCATTCACATAGATTTCCCTCATATTGTCACCTCACTTATACTCTTACACTCCCGGTATGTTGTTGTCACCATCGTTGTTGTCATTGCTGCTGCCACCATCATTCGTTTCATCATCGTCTGTATAGGTAGCTGTATCAATATCAACATATACGGAATCCACTTTACCGTCCTTTCCGTTCGGGAATGTGAATACGTCCGATAAGTTGCGGTTCTGGTACAGATAACCGTCTCCTTTTGTGTGGGTTCCCGGATCAAAGAAATAAATTGAGGAAATCTTCGGCACGATCTTGGTCGTCATCGGTGTGGCAATCAATACGTTGATTTTGTGAGATTCACCCTTAATCGGTTCAAATCCCCCCTCGTCCGGTTCCCAATTGAACTTATCATAAAAACGTTCGTCATCAACAACTTCCATGATCGGTACACCATCAATGTCCGTCACACGTGTCTCAATGCCAATCCCGCCATCCGCAATCTGAGTCATCTCAATCTTGCGCGTGAACTCCTTACTGAGTTCCAGATTATCCATGACAAAACTGCGTACATAGCAGATAAGAGAACCATTTGACTTATACCGGCGGAGTTTTCCGGCACCGAGCATTTTCTTCAACTTGCTGAACGTATTTTCAACTGTCCAGTCAGCCTCTGCCGTAGAGCTGTGATAACCCGCCAGTTCAAGTGCGACCTGCGCAGTCTTAGAATAGAACAGCGCATCTGTCTCCGGTGCAACCTGTGTCTGCTCAAAAACGTTCGAAATATTCTGAATCGTAGCGGTCTTGTTTGTCTCGTCAACATCCGCCTTGTCAACCAGGAACTCCACGTCACGGTCATGCGTTACTGTGTACGGATGATCTGTCTGGTTGTATGTACCGGCATTCCAACCACCGCTCCGGCTGTGGTTCTTATATCCGGATACACTCATCGATGTAAAATGAAATGTTTTGGCATCTAACCAGTTGACGTTTGTGGTGATAAACGGAGATGACAACACCTCCTGAATTAAAATATCAATCAATTGATCCTGCCATTTTTCTGCATAATTTAAAGCCATATTTTAACCCTTTCCTTTCTGTTATCTGAATCTGTTCCAGCGCTTCTGTGCCACCGGCTGTGTATTCCCCGACTGGCCGGTATTCACATCATCGCCTCCGTTACCGTTACCTCCAATTCGGAAACCACTGTTCGCCTCATCGCTTTCCTGTGGTTTCAGCTGTGGGATATCTTTGAGAACAGCCTCCAATTTTTCCTTAATAGCCCCCTCCTTTATCTCGCCATTATCCTCATAGATATCTGTGAGATCAGCCAGTTTCAAGAGATAAGGAATTGTCTCTTCCTTAATCCCCATTTTCATAGCCTCTAAAGTCGCCTCATTCTTTGCAACGGTCTCTCGCAGTGCCAGTCTCGCATCGTCCCTTTCTTTCTGAAGAACTTCTACATTCGGCTCTCTGGCTGCTTTTTCCTCCTTGAACTTGCGGATAGCCTCCGACATTTCTTCTTTGGATAAGCCCTGCTCTTTTAAATATCCCTTGATAGCGCTTTCCTCTGACGCTTTTCTGCGGCCCTCGGCAATTGTAAACAACTTGTCATAGTCAATTTGAACCTGCGGTGGCTGTGCCCCCGGCGTATTGTTTGACTGCGGCTGTGTTGTAGAGTTTCCGGCCGGATCGTTCTGAGGCTGACCGGGGTCTCCCGGCTCAGCAAACAATTGCAAATTGTACGGTATCATTGTTCTGTTCTTTTTAATATTCTCTTTCATTTTCTACCTCCAGTTTTTTGTGTGTCTCACAGTTTCCAGTTTTTTGCGTGCGTATCACGTCATACAGTTGTTCAGGCTGTGTCTCAGCCGGAGCAGTTTATTCTCATACTTCAGGAGAAGCCTTACGGTTCTACCGGCATGCCGTCATCGGCACCCTGTTCCGGCTCTGCTTCCGGTTTCTTCTTTGCGGCTGTCTTTCTCGTTGAAACCACCTTCTCCGCAAATTTCTTCTGAATCAGTTCCTCACCCCGCTCCTTGCCCACCTCGAAGACATCACCTTTCTTTCGGATGAGCTCGTTGTTTTTCAGGTCCTTGAAATTTCGTGTTACTCTGACTTTCATATCAATCCTCGCTTTCTGTTGCGCCAGCGCAACTTTGATTTTTTGTATCAAAAAAACACCCACATAATGTGAGTGCTTTTGACTTCTGCTATTTTACTTGTTTTTTCTGAAAAAAGTGGTATAACATTATTAAAGCAAACCTTTGCTATTCTCGGCGGGGGGGCGCTTTTTTAACTGTTCGTCTGTTTCTAACCTATCTATCTCTCTCTCTATTTCTTCGCGTTTTTCTGGGGCAATTTTATAATACATTTCATTAAACCACTGAACCGTTTCACCTATGTTTTTGCTTGTATCTAACATATTATCACCTCAACCATTTAATCCCCGATTTCGTGCTTTCCAAAACTCTATTCACAACTTTAGTATATCCTGTTTGATCATTTTTCGCAATCTCTTTCTGAAATTTTTTCTCGGCTCTTTTCCACTCTACAAGCAATCTTCTAATGTCAAAGGTTTCTTCTTTAATCAACACTTCAATTTTCCCACTATTTTTAGCAATCGAAAAGAATTTTGTCTGCTCATTTTCTATAAACCACCTTATATCCCTATCTGAAAAAGATGAATTATTAGGATGATTATGTACTACATATTTTGCTTGTGTTCTCCCCGTAACATTAAGATTGATTTCTGATCTACTTCCCAATACACATTCGCCAATCTGTTCCATATTCTTATTTGCCAAATACGCAACTTCATATCCGCGATTCTGTTCCATTGATATTTGCAACACTTTCTTATGCATATCCAAATATTCTCTTTGCTCTTTGATATCCATCAGATTTTTCATATCTGGAAGTTCCATATTATCAATCGCACTCTGAGTAATCTGAAATGTCTTTCCACTACCATCAGTAACCTTTCCCTGCTCTAACCTCTTCTCCCATTCCTCCGCCCTCTTAGCATATTGCTCCTTATTCTCCTTATCGAGGGCGAATTCGGACAATCTCTTGCACCGCTGCGCTTCATTTTTTACATAATTCTCTTTCTGCTCTCGTTCGTAATCTTCCAGAGACAGTTGTCTCGCTTTCTTTGTTGGCTTTTTGGGTGCTCTTGATACCCCCGGGAAGAACGTCGTATGATGGTCCTTGCAGTTCGGATGATAGAGGCCCTGTTGAATTGCCGTGCTCATAAGCATATAGGGACCATCGGATGGCTTGCCTCCACTCCACACATCATCGATCAGGATTTTCCCTTGGAATTTAAAGCACTTTGGACAGGCAATACCGCGGTTATTCATAATGACCGTAGAAACACCCCACTCCTGTCTCTTTGTTCCCTCCCCCTGCAGGTAGGCACGTTTACATCCTGTTCTCAGTGCCATTCTCGCATAGGATTCAAGGCTTACCCGTCTTCCATTCTTATACTCCACGCAGTTCAGGCCAGCGCTCCGATAGTCCTTTGTTGCCATATCGACCGCTTTTTCATAGGTACCGGCTCCGGTGTTGGCATACACCATCGCATCAAAGATGACCTGTCTGTATTTGTCATTTGACATACGAAGGATAGCCGTCTCTGCCTTTCTCATATTTGAGGTTGTCTCCTGAATCAGTGCATTGAGTTTTCTTTGATTGAGACGGAAGAATTCACCGGTGAGCTGGTCGTTGCTGTGCTTTAGAAGCGCCCCCTTCTTTATTGCCTCTAATATTTCAATCTCTTGCTCTGCCTGTCCCTCTTCGTTATATTGGCGTATCAGTTCATCAATGGAGGAATTGATGTCTTTAAACTGCTGCCCGTATATTTTTCGATTCTCACGCTTATACTCTTCTAAGTACTGCAGCTGCATAATCTGCCACTGCGACCACTCTTTTCGCTCTTTTACCTCTTCTATCTTATGGCGCTTTAAATTTCGGATTGCCGAAGCCATCAACTCATTCTCAATCCGGTGGAACGCTCTTCCGATATCGTAATCACTTGCCATTATAACGTACCCTAAATCCTTGTGCCTTGAAATTCCGGATCAACTGTTTCAGTTTTGTGACAGACTCCGGCCTGTCTGCCCTGAGTTCTGCATATCCTTTCTTTTCAATCGCATAGATTCCAAAGGGAACCTGTTCCGACGCGACTTCAAGAAGCTTTTCATACTTGTGCCGTGACATCTGATATAGACGATTCGATACCTTTACCCGCATTCTTCCACTCCTCTCCTGCATTTGGTTCTTCCATTTCCATCACACCCTGCTCTGCCTTAAGACGTTTGACTTCCTCTTCTTTCCACTCTTTGTCTCGTGTGTCGCCATACAATTCATCCACACATGCCTCAATGCTCATGATTCCTCCGGTCTTTCCCTTTGCCACCGTCTCAATCTGGCTCTCAAAAGACGGATTTGGTGCTAGAATAAAAATAAAACAAATTTAAATGAGGTTTCTCCTAAAAAATAATATATAATATATCAAGAAGAAGGAGGAACTAC